GAAGTATTCCCATTAAAGAGTGCAGGCCAGCTACCATCAGTGCCAGAGGCGTAGGTGGCATAGGTCGGTGCAGTGCCACTAATAGCGTAATCTGCGGTATAGCCAGACGGTGATGACGGACCGCTGATGTTATTAACCGTCCAATCATTCCCGTTGCCGCTGTCGTCCGTGCCAAGTGCAGAGGCAGAACTATTGTCGCTAAAGGGAAGGTGGAAACCGTTGGTGCCGACATTTGTGCTGTCGCCGTCAATTAAGGGTACGCCGTCCACAGCAAAGTAGTACAAAACAGGCTGAGACGCGGACTGGAGCGATATGTCCGTTAATGTTCCGGTAAAAGATATGGTTTGAACTTGCAAACTGGTTCCCTGCATTGCAGTAGAACTGTTGTTAACAAATAAGTTGCCACTGGTTCCAGAGCTGTACGCAAACGTTACGTTATTTTGTACTTGAATTGAAGATGGGAAAGTAAACGTACCTTTCGCCCCAGATGAGGATACTTCAGCGTAATCCGAAGAACTACCGCTAAAAGCGTTTCCAGGGTTAGTGAAATTGGTGGGATTAGAACTCCAAGTTGCCCCGTTGTTAGGACCACTAGCGGCGTATTCAATCGGCTGCCACACGCCGTTGTCGTCAAACTCCCCGAAGTCGGTGGGGTCTAGCGCTTGACCGTCGATGAAGTGAACGTCGGCGAGGTAGCCGTTGAAAAGGCTGCCAGGAGTGTTTTGAAGCGCTCCTATGTTGTGTTGGATAGATTGGTTCGACCTTAAATCAGCATTTAGCGCTGGATAGTATGCAGTAGTAGTAGAAACGACGCTTCCATTGATGTAAAGCTTGATCCTGTCAGATTCAGTTGCTTGCGTACTATCGACTACAAGTACTAGGTGATACCACGCACTGAAATCTCTATAGGCCGGCGCCCAAGTGATACTTGCGTTTCTAACGCCAGAAATAAAATCATAAAATCTAAGCAGCCCAGAGCTACTTGCTGTGATATTAAGTCCTGAGTAATTTGAGCCATCGGTGTAATTGCCAAATAAATAACCACTAGAGCTAGCCCCCGCAAACTTCACCCACCCCGCCCAAGCCCACGTCTTGCGGTTGCCAGCAGATGCCGGGGTGCGGCTGAGAAAACTACTATCGCCTGAGGAGAACCGCAGCGAACGTTCGATCGCGTAGCCAGCAGCTGCTCCAGCAGGACTTGCCAACAGCAGAGGCAGGGCGCTTCCGGGAATTGACATGTCAGCTCAGGTTGGAAATCAGGGTTGCAGTGATCTTGGTGCTGGACTGAACCGCATACACGATGCAGTCAACGGCTCCAGCAGCAGTGCTTAGGGTCGGTGCCGTACCACCAGTGAAGTCCCAATAGGTGTCATACGACAACAAACGGGAACCGCTGCCATCTTGTGTCACCCAGATACAGCCCGATTGACCTGCCACGAGGTTAGTCGGATTTGCCAAAGTCGCCGTATGCGCCAGCGTCACGCTGAAATTATTGGAATCAGAAAAGTCGGGCGTAATAGTTGTTGCACTCGTCAGTGCTGTGATCTCGCCGCGTTGGCCCTTCGTCCAGGTCTGCGCTCCATCCAGCAAGCCGTAGCCGCTAATGGTCTGACCAGCAGCAAAGGTGATTGCACCAGTCATCGTGCCGCCTGACTTAGGCAGCGCTGCAGCAGCTAGGTCGTAAGCCGTCTTAACCGAGTTAGGAGTCGCAGCGGTCGTGGTGCTTGTGCTGCTAGTTGAATCAGTCAGCTGAAGCGTGCCGCGTGTGCTCGTCGTACCAGCAGCAACCTTGGTGCCGGTAATCGCAGCGCTTGCATTGACATCCGCATCAACAATGACGCCAGCAGCAATGCTGGTTACGCCCGTATTACTGATGGTCACATCACCAGTAACTTGGCGAACGGTTGGGACACTCAGAGCATCACCAACAACCAAGTAGCCGGGAGACAGCGCCGCCAGTTTGCTATAAGCAATCGCAGCAGATGCGTTGATGTCAGCGTTGACGATTGCCCCAGCTGCAATGCTTGTGACGCCTGCGTTGTCGAGCGTTACGTCACCGCTGAACTGAATCGCAGTGGCTTCGTTGCTTGAGTTGCCGACATAGACATAACCGTCAGTCAGCGCAGTGCCGAGCTTTTCATCGTCCAGCTCCTGCAGTGCCAACTGAACGTTGGTTGCCGCAATGCTGCCGTAAGGCGTAAAGCTGATGTTGGTTGCGGTCTGACCTGCAATAGCGCCGGAAACGTCGATCAGTTCCCAGGTTGCGCCGTTGCTCAGGATCATGTCCGGCGGCGCCAGAGCTTCAGCCGGTGCATTACCCGAGCCAGTACCCGAAGTGCTAACAACCAAGTAGTACCGGTTGTTGGTATCGGACGCGGCGGGCAGTGCGCCACCAATCGTCAGACCCAGTGCTGAACCAGCGGAAGTAACCGAATCAACTTGGTTGGTGCTGGCGTCATAGGTTCCAGCAAAAATCAGCTCACCACTGGTGATCGTGACGGGCAGCCATGCAGACCCAGACCAGATGTAAAGGTCACCGTTCAGCTCGTCCCAGAAATACTGACCTTTGAACTGTGCAGTCGGGAAGGTGACGACGCCTGCAGTCGAACCGGAGCCACCGAATTGAACAGTGGAAGAATCAGCAAGCTTGGCGCCGGTAATGCTGCTTGCGCCGATGCGATCTGCAGGAAGCGTGCCGCTGGTCAGCTTGGTTGCGGGAATGTCAGGGACATCAGCAGCAGCAAGCGTCGTGCCGCCAGTGACGTGACCTTGAGAGTCAATGACAACCTTGGTGTAGGTGCCGGGTGTAGCCGAATTGCTGTGGTTAAGTTCGCCGCCAGCGCCAACATCAAGACCACTGCCGGGATACACAGCGCCAGCCGTGCCAGCTGCAGCAGCCGGAAGATCGGCAGCAGTAATTTGACGACCTTCGGTGACCAGACCGTTGGCGTCGTATTTGGTGAGGTGATACTCGGTCGTATTGGCGGTGACCGTGTTGTCGATCTGAATGGTGCTGCCACTCAGGGTTAGGCCATTGCCGTTGACAACAACTGCACCCTTGTCGGTGGTGGTTGCGGTTGGAAGGTCAGCAGCGGTGATAGTGCGGTAACTAACAACGCCAGCGCCGCCACTGGGACCAGCCAAGAATTGACCGCCAGCAGTGGTGTCGTCGAGCGACGTGGTGATCGTTACTTCATCACCGGAAGTGGCGATGCTGATATTGACGATGCCTGCGGTGCTGCCAACAACACTGTTGACGGATCCGGCTGCTTTGATGCTGACCCAGCTTGAGCCGTTCCAGCAGTAAACCTTGCTGTCGTCAGTGTCGAGTGCCAGCTGACCAATGAAGGCGCCGCTTCCGGGCAGCGTCGTGACCAGATCAACGGTGGATTCGTCGCCCAGTTTGGCGGCAGTAACGCCGTCGTCGGCTAATTGGGTCGTGTCAACAGCGCCGTTGACCAGTGCCGTGCCAGCAACCTGCTGACTACCAAACAGAATCTTGGCGCCGGGAATGGTGGCGTCGGCAATCAGCGTGGTGGCGTTACCAACTAAATCGGTAACGGTGATCTTTTTGGTCTCGCTTGCGCTTACATCGGCAATGGCCAGGAGATCACCAGCCGCTAGATCGCCACCGGCTAACGCGGCTAATTCGCTGATCCTTAGGTCGGCCATGCCCCGGTGCCCTAGCGACTTTTAAAGATAATCAGAGTCTAGGGCTTTAGTCCGGTTCTTCCAAAAGCAGGTACGAGTCTGCGGCTTGTTCCAGCTCAAGCTTGCCCGTGTCTTCCTGTAGCAGATAACGATCAACGCGAGTGCTGGCGCGCAATTTGATTGGACCAGTGGCGGCAAAATCAATCGTGCCAACAATGATGTTGTCTGGTGTAAAGCTGACAGCTGCAGCAGTTACCAAGGCGTCAAACTCCCACCAGAGCGAATCATTGATCTGGCTGGCTTCAAAGCTTCCGGTCTGTGCTGTTGTGTCTTCCGCTTTGATGTAAAACTTGCCGTGGAACAAAGAGCCGATTTCAGTACGCAGCACCAGCTGCATTAAATAGTTGACTGATTCTTGGCCTTTGTTGTTGGTGTAGTCCCAGTGGGCAGTAAGTCGTCCGCTGCCGCTGATCAGGCTGCTGTACTGCTGACGGTATTCATCGCCAAGAGTTGAAATATCAACGACTTCGCGGTTGGTGTTCAGTTCGTAGTCAGTGACTTCACCAACAATGCGGCTGTCACGATCTCGAACACTGACTGAAAGCGGGATGTCACGGGCGATTGCGG